TAATGCAAAGCAATTTACTTCTTAAGAAGACGACGCACATTAAGTTTGCGAAGATCTTTCTTGATGACCTTTCCTACACGGCGTACCTGTCTGCGAGTACGTCTCTTTTGGAAAAGTTTTTGAAGTCCAAAAAGACCAAAAGGCAACGCTGCGGTCGCTAAAAGACTGCCACCTTTACGGCGCTTGCGCTGAGTCCGGCGTTTGTGGTGGGTGCGGCGCTTGTGGTGGGTGCGGCGCTTGTGGTGGGTGCGGCGCTTGCGCGTACCGCCACGTAGACCGAGCGCCTCGATAGGCGAATATGATGGTGCTGCTCTTGGGACTCCGCTTCCTCCTTTAATTTTCCGGTTTGTCATTATAATATAGCGAAAGAAAATATCATGAACTTTTGGAAAAGAAAGATTTATTACGCAAAAGAAGAACAAAAATTCCTAAATGCAATAAGAAACTTATCAACACAAACATCATGGATAGATAAATATATGGATAAATTTGAATAAGGATAAGATCGATGAGTGGCGATAGAAGATTCTTGAGTTCTTCTTTAACATCTTCTCTTTTCAATATGACCAGACATTGTTCGATAATAGAGTCTCTCATAATACACTAACCAACTAAAAATAATCCATATTCTTTGCGTGTTAATTTGTGGTTAATTATCTATAAAACATTTAATGGAGATTTACGAACCAGATACATCATTCGAATATGACAAAATAACTTTAGCAAACCCTCAACCTATACAAGGGGGGTCATATATTACAAAAATAACGATGGATAATGATAAGCCAATGTACGTACAATTCCCAAAGTGCTGCACTAAGCAAGCAATTGTGACAACGAAGCGTGGAAAATATTGTGACCTCATGTATGAGCGAGAAAGACATGAAGAACTTATACAATGGATTGAAAATTTAGAAAGCATGTGTCAAGATAAGTTAGATGAAAAGAAATCCCTTTGGTTCACAGCCGATCTCACGCGTGATGATATAGGACACCTTATGTCTCCTATTGCTCGTTTATTTAAATCTGGAAAATATCTCTTAATCCGTACCCATATACACACAGACAAACATACAGGAGTAGATAAATGTATGGCTTATGACGAAGACCAAGTGAATGTTGACATAAGCACTATTGAATCCGATAGAGATATAATTCCTTTAGTGCTTATTGATGGAATTAGATATTCTTCGAGAAGCTTTGAAATCAATATAAAGCTGACACAATTCATGGCTATTGACAAAAAGGTTGAACTCTTAAACACCTGCATGATTAAGCGGATAAAAACCGATAAGGTAGAGGATGTTTCAATACCAACCGTATCCTCGAATAATCATGTATCAGAGTCAGATCCTGCACCTGATAATATAGAACCTGTAATAAATAAAGATGAAATTGAGACCTCAACTCCTGTGGATGATAGTGTAGTCTTTAAAAAGGAGTTCTCCGGCGCAGGATATGACTCTGGCGAAGACAACTCGACCAACTCAACAAAACATTTAGAGAAACTAGATGTAGGTCCTGGATTAGATACCAGAATCGAGACTGAAGTTGATACTCCACAGATATCGTCAAATGAAGAACAAAACCAGGAAAGCGATTTAGTACAAAGCCTCGTAGATCCCTTTATTAAGGATGATTTGTCGAATGATACAAATCCATCTCTGAGTTCTTTAGAGAGTCGAGATTTAGGTAATTTAGATAAATCCAAATACAATCTTGAAATTGATACTCTGGAAGAAATAAGTTTAGAGCCAGACGACTTATCTGAATCAATTACTCTCAAAAAACCAAACGAAGTCTATTATGAAATATACAGGACCGCACGACAGAAGGCCAAACATATGAGACAAGTCGCAGTTGAAGCTTATTTAGAGGCCAAGCAAATTAAGAGTCAATATATGTTATCGGATATCGATGATTCTGAGGACGATGTGGATTTTATCTCTGGTGGTGATGGAACAACACATTCTGATTTAGAAGAAAATTAAATCCATCCGCAGAAAAATATTTTATCATTCATTTTATATAATGAATATGCTTAAGAATTTGCGGAAGTATCTCAAGACCCACCATGTCATTGCTCTTCTTGGATTAATTGTGCTCGTTGTCGCAATAATGCAATATTCTGGAACGAAAAATGGCTCCAAGGACGGCTTCGGAGGAGGCGCCGGATATCGCAGATCAGGCGATCCTAGATTTCAGGAACCCACCGCCGACCAGCAGAAACAGGTTTGGGGTGCTGCTGATGCCGGTACCGCACAGCCTGCCAACGCCGCCGGACAGAACGAAGTATTCGCATCGGCAAAGGGACTAAGCTCGCCCACTATGGGTCTCCCTCCCAGCTGTACGAAAGGTGCCGCAGTTGATCCCAGCGATCTTCTACCCAAGGATGACAACAGCCAGTGGGGAACTCTTAATCCTGCCGGCAACGGTGATCTCAAAAATGTCAATCTTCTCCAGTCAGGATACCATCAGGGAATTGACACCGTAGGAAGCTCACTACGCAACGCTAATTTACAAGTCCGCTCTGAACCACCTAACCCTACTACCAAGGTTAGTCCGTGGATGAATGCCACTATTGAACCAGACCTCATGCGCGTGCCGCTTGAAATTGGATGCGGACAACAGTAAGTGATTTCTTTTTGAATTAAATTATATTCAATAAGAAGTATATACAACATGAAAACAAGTTTTTGGGATTGGGTTATTAAAACATTTTATGTAATACCAGGACATCCAGAACTTGATGCAAAACATTCTCTCGTTATGACTTTAGATTCTCAAGTAAGATACTTGCCCACACAGGATGAAAATAGTATCCCTATACAAGTTCAAGCTATCTGGCTGGCTATATACATATTGCTGTGGATAACATTGGCATTTTTCATTATAAGAGATAAAGTTTCAATCAAAAACAAAGACTGGAATTCAAATTGGAATGTTTATATTTTAGGGTTTGTCTCTGGATTAATCATGATCTTGCTAGAGTCATTTTTGTTTACGAAAATAAGTTCTGTAAAAATATTGAAAGATCCACTTCATCCAGTAATTTTCAACAATCCAGATATAACAGACATCGAGAAAGGAACAGATGTTTCTGATCCAGATAAATACATCAACTACTCTATAGGGCAAGGAGATTACAAGATTCTTAAAAATAACAAAACAATACCGAATGACGGTATTAGTGGCTACATATTCACAGCAGATACTTATTTAAATAAAGTAAGCAAAGGTGAGATTACAGGAATGAATTTAGAGGATTATCTATCAGAAGAACTATTAATAGAAGCAGACCATCCAGATAGTTTTCAGACTTCTAATCAAGAAGATGTTAAATATTTTGCTGACAAGGTCCAGACCATTAGTCTAGTTGCCTATTATATTAGTATTATAGTTATCACTTGGGCTATTTACATTACATCATCGAAATGGGGAACTCGTCACAAGCTCCAATGGATTCTTCTCTCATTTATGTTGTCCATATTGGCGAGCGCTATTGTTGTTGATTCATCTGATATTGTCAGCTTTAATAATATTTTGTTCCTTAAAAGGCGTCTAATTATTTACGCTGTTTCTGTTGGAATTACCTCAATTTTCATCGTATAAAATCTGTTTTTAGTATATACAATGGAAAGTCTCTCGCATGATAAACTATTGAGTAAACAAGTACAAATATTTACCCCCACTAGCCAGATGTATATAATATACCGTCTAATAACTGCGGTAAGTATAGTTTATTGGGTATTTCTTATAATTAAATACTACTTTGCGCTAATAACTGCCGATTCGGTTGAATCATCAAAGTCACTGTACGGTTTTATGCCATATTTTACTGTCATAGTCTTGTATCCTATTTTGTATTATATTAAGCAGTTCATGATAACGAATCCTGCTGCGAACGTATCTGTACTTTCTATGTTAAATCCATTCTATCCCATTTGCTTCCAAGGACAGATATCTCTAACAAAGAAAGAGTTGTCTACCGGAGCTGTTGGGAAAGTAGATTACAAGTGTTTGAAAAACCAGACGGAATATCTAGACTCGATGTCGGGTCTAATTATTAATAATACCTACTATCTCATCTATGGTATATTTGTTTTAACGCTTTTTTTGTTTGCTTCAGATGCAGGGAGTTTTAGAAACAAGATAACAAGTAGGAATAGTGAATTCTTAAACAAATTATTTCAGCAAGCTCTATTTCTTTCACTCATCGTTATGTCAAGCACCTTATTCACGGAGTACTATTATTTGAGTACAATAATCATGTATGTTTACAGAAATATTCTTCAAATGATTGGAGCTACACTAAGTCTTGTTGTAGCCTTCATCCTATACAGGCTTATTTATCTGTACATATAATGTTAATCTACTATATAATGAAAATTAATATTATAGGTTATGCAATAATCTTTCTTGTTTTAATTATTTGTTTACGAGTATATAGGGAGTCAGATGTTTTCAACCTTAAATGCATAATATCTGATGTAGATGGTAAAAAATATTGTGTGAGGGAACGAAATAAACTAGAACTTGCTGCTGACCGACTAGCAAATGCTAATAAGAATATGCAGGGCTTAGTCGATCATTGTAATAAGGAGTATCCTGATCGAGACAATATCAAGCGTCTTGTTAAAGGTTACAATCCAAAGAAAATATATGAAACTCTTCCCACAAGTCAGTATACTGCGTATAGTGAGAATAAAGGAGAGAAGTTGGCATTCTGTCTTGACACCGAAAAAAATGGCGGAACTCTTATAGATCCCAATACTCTTACTTTTGTTGCTATACATGAACTTTCACATGTCGCATCTAAGAGTATCGGTCATACCGATGAATTCTGGAACAACTTCAAATTTCTTCTCGGTGAAGCAAAAAAGATTAACATATACAACCCAATTGACTACAAAAATAAACCTGCCCGTTATTGTGGAATGACTATTTCCGACAATCCATATTTTGATGTATAACCTATCTTTTATCTTTTAACAAGTTTCCGTAGTTCCACAGGATAGTCCTGTGTTGTAGTCATAGGATAAGTACCGGCCAATTTCCAAGACCTGTCAAATTGAGGAAAGGTCGTATCACATGAAAACTCTTTACCAATATAAGTTATTGAACAAACATCGACCAACCCTGCCTCAAGAAAAATCTTATATACTTCAGCACCTCCTACAATCCATACCTGGTCGTAATTCTTATTCAAACAAAACTTATTGACAGCATCTATATTAGAGAAGGCTTTTGTCACATGATTGCCCGCAATCTTCTCGTCCAACGTCAAAGTATTGGAGAGAACAATATTGTCACGACCTATCAAAGCTCCTCTAGGTAAGCTTTCCCATGTCTTTCTCCCCATAACGACCGCATTATTTCCATTCCCTCTTGTAAGTTTAGAGAAATGAATCAAATCTTCCTTGATCTTCCATGGTAGAGCATTATTTTTTCCGATTCCTCCTCCTTTACAAACGGCTGCTATTAGCTTGTAGTTCATTCTATAGATAAAATAAAATAGTTTTATTTTATATATATGACGCAAATATATAAATTTGGTTATTCAGTTGATAATGAAATTAAACAAATATATGTAT